CCAGCCCCCATCTACAGTAAAGGAGAACAATGAAAACATTAATTAGAAGTGTTAACAATACAAATGTAGGTGGCGAACCTTTACCTGCCGTCTTTAAAGTATTTGAAAATGCAGGAATGATATTACGCAGAGCAGAGGTAACAGTAATAGCAGGCACCCCAGGTGCAGGCAAGTCATCAATTGCATTAGCAATTGCAGCCAAAACTAAACTGCCAACTCTTTACTTTAGTGCGGATACCAACGCACATACCATGGCAATGAGATTGATTGCTATGACTGGTAACATCAGCCAGCAACAAGCAGAACAACTAATCAAACGTCAGCCAGAAAAAGCAAAAGAAGTATTAGCCAATGGTAATCATTTGTTTTGGTGCTTTGAATCCAGCCCAACACTAAAAGATTTAGATGAAGAAGTATCAGCATTTGAAACTATTTGGGGTAAAAGTCCAGCACTTATAGTTGTAGATAATCTTATGGACATAGCAATGGATGGACACGATGAGTTCGGTGGTATGCGTGCAGCCATGAAAGAACTTAAGTATCTAGCCAGAGATACAAACGCAGCACTACTTGTATTGCACCATACCAAAGAAGGATATGAAGGCAGTCCGTGTCAGCCAAGGTCGTCAATCCAAGGGCTAGTCAATCAGATACCAGCAATGGTATTAACTATTGGTCAGATGAAACAAGCAGATATGAATTACTTATGTGTTGCCGCAGTTAAGAATCGCTATGGCAAGGCTGACCAAACAGGTAACAACTATGTTACTCTTGCATTCAACCCAGAATCTATGTATCTAGATGATGTTATGATTCGGTATATGCCACACCAGGAGGAGTTATAATGGGTCATCTACCCAATGGTGCTTATGTTCGTACTTGTCAACGTTCTGGATGTAATACTAGAGTTTATTTAAAAGTAGGAATTAATTACAAAGTAATTTTATGTCCAGATTGTAGATTAACGGAGTGGTCAAGTGAGTAATCCACGCAAAGCAAAGGGTTCCAGCGCAGAAAGAGATGTAGTTAATTGGTTAAAGAAATGGTACCCATATGTAGAGCGTAGAATTGCAGGTGCACACCTAGATAAAGGAGATATAGCAGGAGTTAATGGTGTAGTTATAGAGGTAAAGAACCACAAAAAGTTAGACCTATCCGCATGGGTAAAAGAATTAGAAGTAGAAATTAAGAATGATAAAGCATGGACAGGTGTAATTATACACAAACGAATAGGTAAAGGAGATGTAGGAGAATGGTATGCAACAATGCCAGCAAAAATATGGATAGAATTAATTAGGAAGATTAATGGACAAACATGATGTATCTGCCTACTTAGCACACGTAGGCGCCACCCTGCCAGCAGTCGGGCATGGTTGGCGCAAAATGAAGTGCCCATTCCACGGAGATAAACACGCATCATCAGCCGTAAACTATGAACAAAATAGATTCAAATGTTTTGGTTGTGAAGCACAAGGTGATGTATATGATTTAATAATGTATAAAGAAGGAGGTAATTATATTGAGGCTATCAAATTCGCAGAGAGCATATCTCTTGCAGGCAACAGACCAGTACGCAAAGGACCTACATCTAGCAACAGAATATCTTTCAACTCGGCATCTATCGGTAGAAGAGGGCAGAAGTTTTAGCCTAGGTGTAGTAGCAAACCCATTGCCAGGTCATGAGGTATATAAAAATAGATTAGCAATTCCTTACATAACACCATCAGGTGTAGTTGATATCAGATTTAGAAGCATGAACAATCACGAAGACCCTAAGTATATGGGTGTACCTGGGGCTAAAACTACAATGTTTAATGCACAGATAGTATTAACAGCAGGTAGTTATGTATGTGTAACTGAGGGTGAATTAGATACAGTAGTGCTATCAGTTAAGACAGGTCATCCATCAGTTGGTATACCTGGAGTTAATAACTGGAGGCCATATTATGCAAAAATATTAGATGATTTTGAAACAGTAATTGTATTAGCAGATGGTGATAATGCTGGCTTAGAGTTTGGTAAAAGACTAAGCAGAGAACTACATAATGTTAATCTATTGCAAATGCCAGAAGGACACGATGTTAACAGTATCATTGTGCAAGAAGGAAAGGAATGGATAGATGAGCGAATTCGAAAATGCTTGGGACAGTGATGAAGACTTCTGGGATTTTGTTGGAGACAATAGAAAGTTAGTTGGTATATCAATATCAAATGGACAAGGACTAGACATTCTTAATGCACTTAAAGATATATATACAACAATAGAAGAAGAACCAGAGAGCGCTATGCGTATGCTTACACTACTAGGTACAGTTATATATGCCAGCAGCATAGGTGAAGGTAAACAATTTACAGATGAGATACAAGTAGTATCAGCAATGGAACAATTTGATAGCAGTATGAAGGAGATGTTAGATGAAGAATCCAAATGATGTTGATGTAATCCTCAACGAACTGCGTAGTATTATGATGAAGAAGCAAGAAGATTACGGACCTTTAAACATCGCCCTTGCCCCTGGCGGTGCGATGAATGGGCTGAGGGTTAGGATGTATGACAAACTTGCTAGATTAAATAACTTGGCTGATAAGGACGCCACGCCCAACTATGAATCAATAGAAGATACCCTTATAGACCTGGCTAACTATGCAATAATAGGACTATTGGTACAAAGAGGACAATGGGAAGGTATTCACAATGTGGAAAATTAGAAATCCATTTTACTGGGTAGATACACCCAGAGAAACTATACTTGTAGTTTGTTATCGTTGTTCCAAAAATTTTGCAATACATATAAAAAATGTACGAGTATATAATTATTGTAGTAATTGTAAATAAATGAATCAAGAGTGGGTACAAGAATATGATTTGCTTGTATCTACCCTTGCCCTGGAATACTCCAGGAAATATTCTATAATTGAATCTACAGATATAAAACAAATTTTATGGATGTGGTTTGTTACACACCCCAAAAAATATAAAGAGTGGTCAGAGTTACCACCCAAAGATAAAGAAAAGTTAATTGCTAAATCATTACGTAACGCAGCCATCACTTATTGTGAAAAAGAAAAAGCCCGTAAGTTTGGCTACGATATGGTTGACCTTTACTACTACGACCCATCAGTTATTGAAGCATTTTTGCCATCTATCTTGGCGGATAGTTATGAGATACCTAGTAAAATACAAGACCTTAACTTTAAATTTGGTAAATCAGGAGAAGTAACAGACGGAAACAATTGGTTAGTTCTCAGGTCAGATATAGAAAAAGCATTCAACAGACTACCAGAGGCAAAGCAAAATATTTTAAGACTAAAATTTACAACGGATAACTATGAGTGGAATGATTTAGCCAAGGAATTAAATACATCTGCCGATGGTGCACGTAAAAGAGTTAGCCGTGCAATTAATTCTTTAATCAGAATACTGGGTGGTTGGCGTACCTTTAATGATACAGATAACTTGGTAGATAAAAATGAAGAAGAAGAAGATGACACAAGAGCCTAAAGAAATAAAAGATTTGTTTAAAAAAGATTACACCAATGCTATGGATTTACGTGGTCATCCCATTGGAGATATCTGTGTATGTGGTTCGCAATTATTTACAGCAATAGTAGCCTTTGAATCTGGTGAGATAGCATTTTACTTTTTAGATGGTGAGTGTGTAGACTGTGGCTCATTGGTAACACTACCAACACCAATAGATGATATAGGAATGGATTGTATGTAATGCCTTACTATGATTTTGAGTGCAAGATATGTACTAAAATACAAGAAACAAATGATTCTGCTGCACCATTTTGTGCCTGTTGCGGAAATCTTATGACTCGTATATGGTCCTCTACACCAGTACATTTTAAAGGAAGTGGCTTCTACTCAACAGGAGGATAAGATTAAAAGACTACGTCATCTATTTTGTTTTAATTATATGTGGAAAGTAATAGACCCAAGTAAATCTTTATGGCATCTTAAGTGTACTAGGTGTGGTTATCAAGAGGTGATTAATCTTGATTGATTACCCAACATGGAAAGATATACCATCATGTACTGGTATTGATGTAGAAGTATTTTTTACTGAAGAAAAAGGTAACTATCCCCACCTTAATTATATTAAAAAATTATGCAGTACTTGCCCAGTACAAGTCCAATGTTTTGACTATGCAATTAAAAATTTAGTTGAAGGAATTTGGGGCGGTACTACTAAAAAAGAAAGAGATAAATATAGAGGCCAACGTGGAATAGTTGGCAAGACAGTTGTTCCTGCTTCTGTATTTGGTGATATAAATTATGATAGTTAATCTAAGCCAAGAGGAAGTTAGGGTATGTACTTTGTTAGCAGTAGAACGATGGCTTACTAAATTTGGTTCAACAGATAAACCTAACTATGCACAAGGCAAAGCAGATGGTAAGTTAGAGCCAGAAATTAATGCAAACATAAGGGCTAATGTATGTGAATGGGCAGTTGCAAAACAATATAATTTAGCCTGGAATACCCCTTGGTATCCTAATGGATTACATACTAAGCGTCATCCTTTATCAGATGTTGGAAACAATATAGAAGTAAGGTCAGTTAGAACACAAACAAGTATTCCATTTTGGGATAAGGACAAAGAAAGAATTATAGTTGGGGCTAAGTGTTTAGATACAGAGTACTATTCTTCTGTAGAAATATATGGTTATATTAAACCTGAAAAGTATATGACTGATGAGTACTGTGATAATTATATTAATGGCTGGCGTGTACCTTTAACAGAATTTAAGGAATACGATGTCAAAACTATCTGACTTTGATTTAGACCTGTCCGTTGGGCATGAGGGAGAATCCTTAGTTAATCAACTCCTTACCAATGGTAAAACCATTGAGGTTAAAACAGACCTTAAATGGAAGAACACGG